CAAGCGTGTCCTGGCCCTCATGAAGTCGCCGCGTAACATCCGAGTTGACCCGGCGACATTCGGACTCAGGACAAGCATGCGCTTCGCGCGGCCCCGGCACGTCCTGCGTCCCACGGGCCTCGTTGAGGCCCTGGCCACAAATGACTCTACGCCGGCACACCTTGGCTGCTGCGCCCGCCAAGGCCCGGCTACCGGGGGCTCCTTCGCCGTCCGGGCTCAGTCACTTGCTCTGTGCGTCGTTGCCGGCAAACGCGGAGATATGGCCGGCGACAGACAGCACCCAGCCCTCGCAGAACAGATCGGCACGACGGGTCTTGGTCGCCGCCTTGCATCGCTTCAGCTTCGTCTTGATGTGTTCCTCGCGTGCCCGTTTCACCTGGCGCAACAACACGTCGAACGCATACTGCGCGATCTCCGGCGCAGAGCCGCAGCCGACAAAGACCCATTCTCCCGGCCTGGCCCATCCGCCGCTGAAGATCAGACGACAGCCAAACGCGGCGGCGATCCTGTTTGCCAGCGCGGCCTCCCAATTGGCCGGCTTCTTCTTTGCCCCGGCCCTGCTGCGCTGTTCCTGGGCTTCGGCGGCCTCGATGTCCAGATCGGTGACACCGTAGGCGTCCATCAGTTTCCGCGCCTGGCGCAGAGCCGCCTCGGCTTCGTGCTCGTTGGCGCTCCTGGACAGCGCCAGGCACTTCTTGATCTTGTTGATGATCTTCTCGTTGTCTTTCTGCATCAGTTCCCGTCCATCTTCGTCAGATGATACGCCCGGCACTGCTGGCACCAGTAATGCCGGCGTTCGGTCATGCCGCCGTGGCGGCGCTGCTTGAGCTTGACCAGCGCGCGGATGGCGCCGGCCTTGTCATAGGGCACCTTGCCGCAGTACTGATGCTCGCGCGGTCGACTCATTGATCCATCGCATCCTGCAAGGCGCGGCGGAACGGCGACCGCGCCATTTCATCATCCGTAAACGGCTTGCGGCCGGGAGTGCTCATCTCCCAGCTCTCCATCCAGGGCAGGCTCTCACAGCCGCAGTTGATGGTTTCCCCGATGGGCGCGGCCGGGTCGCGCGGAAACATCAGCGGCACGCCGCCGACAATGAACGGCTTATCCACGTCGACGATCTGCCCATCTGCCGCATCATGTTCCGGCCGCGAATGCAGCTTGCCGCTGCGGCGCCACTGCTTCTTCATTCCAGGAAGCACCTCCGCCGCCTGCTCCTGGCGTTGCTGCGTCGCCATCGAGTAGGCCCGGCCCAGCTCGGTGCGCACGATGCTGATCGCCCGCGTCCGGCCGCCCTCGACCAGCCCGTCGACCTTGTTGATCGCATCGCCCACCGACTGCGAGCCGATCATCACCAGGCCCAGTTCCGAGTTGATGCGGTTGGCGACGGTGAGGGAGATGTCCGAGACGCGGTCGGTAAGAAACGCGCTCATCGCCATCAGCTGGCGCGTATCCACCTCGGGGATTGCGGCGGCGATGTTGACGCCGCCCGCCTTGATCGGCTCGTCGATGAGCGCTACGCCGTTTTCCCACGAGGCTCGCGCCCCGTTGCGCAGCAGCGTGCCGGCCTCCATGCTCATCTCATCCATCGCCTGGCGCACCGCGCGCTGCAACTGCGGCAGATACCACGCCTCCCACTCGCTGGGGCTGGCCTTGAGCTGCTGCTTGATGCGCTCGGCGGCGAGGGTGAGCAGGCGCTTGACCTCCTTGGCCGTATCACGCTGGAGATGGGTCTGCCCGCGGCGGATTTTGGCCTGCTCGGCGCGAAAACGGCGATTGCGCTCCCGGTCGTTCATCGCAATCCCCCTGAGACCCCTTTATAAAGCTTTATAAAGTGGTGATCGCCGAAAACGCGGGCGGATGGGGCGGGGCGATGGGGCAAACGGCACACGCGCCCGCTGCGGCGGCCGCCCGTCATCGCCCGATCCTCCGCTTGTCCTTCGGTGCGTCGACCGCATCGAGCAGTGCGTCGATGTCGCGCAGCAGCAGGCGGTAATCCCACCACCAGTCGCCGTAGTCCACCTCGATCATTCGTCGGCGCCCACCGGGTCGCGGAACACGTCGGCCTCCGCCCGGCGCAGCGCATCCTCGCGCGCCGCCGCCAGCTCGGTGGCAGCATCGAACGGCACGCCCAGCCGGCCCGCGATGGCCTCCACCATCACCAGGCCACGCTCCTCGGAGATCAGGCCGCGGTCGATGAGCATGCCCACGGCCACCACGACCTGCTGCAACGCCGCTGCGTAGGCGGTGGTGTCGCGTGCGGTCATCTCCGGCCATTGCGCCGTCACCGCGAAGCGCTCATCGCTCAAATCCGGCTCGCCGCGGCTGGCCGCCAGGTGCCACTGCCGCAGCACGTACAGGCCCACGCTCTCCAGCGCCGCGCCGATGAACCGCTGGCGCATGGAGAGCAGCTTGAACGTCGGCGTGCCCATCGAATCGCCGGTGGCGCGGTTGACATCGGCGGCGCCGCCGTACCAATGCTCCGGCACGCTGGCGCCGCCCAGGATGTGGTTGCGGAACAGGCGCGCATGCTCGGCGGTACCGCCGGCCTGGAGGTCGGGTGTGACGGCGTCCCACTTCTCGGCGTCGTTGTGCACGCGCACCGAACCGGGCGAGGGCGGGCCGATCTTCTTGGCCCGCTCCGTCACCTCGTCCGGCGTGGCGCCGGTCAGCGTCACGTCCCACAGAAACGCACGCAGGAACTGTGCCCGGTCCACCTCGCCGAACAGGAATTGATCGTAGGCGTCGAGCCAATCGATCTGCGCCAGCAGGTCGGAGCGGCCGCGGCTGCCGGCGGAGAGGTCGTTGATGCGGAAATAGAACGCATCGCCGTCGTCGAACGTCGCGCGGATCGCCTGCGTACGCTGGGTGAAGATATCCTCCGGCCCATTGACGATGACGCGGTAGCGGCGGCTGGCGCCGTGCTTGTCCTTCTGCGTCACGATGCCGATGGGCTGTTCGCCGTTATCCGGGTCGGTGACCACCGTGGCAATCTGCGAGGGGTCCGAGGTAGCCCAGCCGAACGTGACCGTTGTGCTCGTTGACGAACGCTGGCCAGCACTGCTCGCCGAACAGCGCCAGCTCGCGCACTTTCTTCGCCAGCTTGAGGTCCATCTGATTGATCGGGTCGAACCAAAACCGATCCAGCACCGCCTGCGTCTCGTCGTCACCGGCCTCCAGGCGCACGCCCTCGGCCAGCAGGAACGCCACCTGCAATTCCACGATGCGGTTGGCGACCAGGTTCACCTCCCACAGGTACGCGGCCATCTTCTGCATGCGCGCCTGGGTCAGCGGCCCGAGGTCGCGCAGCTTGTCGCCGGAGAGGCGGCGGAACCCTTCCTCGTCGGCGTCGATGGTGGTGCCCGCCGCCTCCACCAGGCGCACCGGCGCCGGCTTGCCGGCGGCCTCGATCAGCGACAGGTCGTTGCCTAGCGCGGCGGCGATGCGATGCTTGAGTGTGTCGTTCATGCAGTACTCCTAGCGGAACATGTGCGCGCGCCGGCGGCCGCGTGCGGCCTCGGGCGCATAGGCATCAGCGGTGGATTCGATGGAGGCGCCCGCCGCCGGCTGCTGGGTGTCCTCGGCGGCGTGCAGCGCCAGCATGTGCGCCCAGAACTCGTCCGCGTGTCCCGCCTCGGAGCGGTCGGCGTCGAATCGCGGATTGCCCGCCACGGTCATCATCTTGCGCACGGCGTGGTGACTCTCGCGGACGGCGCGGTCCTGCGGAATGCGCGCCTTGCGGTCCTCGAACGCCTCCTTGCCCAGCGTGGCCAGGTGCTGCTTGATCGGCCCGGTGAACAGCACGCCCTCGACGCGATGTTCGCCATGCCGGCGCTTGGAATCCTCCACCGGCTTCTCGCCCATGCCGGTCTGGTCCTTGCACATGCGGCGCACGCGGTAGGTGCGGAATATCCGATCCTCTTCTGCATCCTGCTCGGCAAATGACGCGCCCTTGAGTGATACAACCTCGCGCGTCCACAGCACATCGCCGACGCGCTCCAGCACCCAGATCACGGTGCGGTCGCGGCGGCGGCCGATGTCCATACCCACATAACAATCGCCGCCCTGGTACAGCTCGGGCCGGCCCGCGTCCGCATGCTCGGCGCTGGTGATCAGCTCCCAGGTCAGCCAGGCCGTGGCCTCGTCCACCGGGTTGCACATGTATTCCTGCTGCCAGGTGTCCTCGTCGCCCGCCGCCTCGCGTGCTTCGTCGATCCACGCCTGACGCTCCGCCGCGCTGAGCGTGCGCCCCATGATCTTGTCGGCCAGGCCCTGGGCCACGGCCGTCTCGATGGTCGTGGTGTGCAGGCGCCACTGGCTCTTGCCCTTCTCGGCGATGTCCTTCTTCGCCTGGCTCACCATGCGGTAGTAGCGGTTGCCCTTGCCGTTGTAGGTGCTGATGATGGCGGACGGGGAAACCCCAGGTGATCACCGGCAGCGCCGCCTTCCACAACTCCTCCGGCGCGGCGTGGAAGGCGTACTCATCGATCACCAGCTTGCCGCCCTTGGATCGGAACGCCTTGGGGTTCGAGGACAGGCCGTAGATGCGCTTGCCGGTGGCGAACTCGATGGACAGCGCCTTGATGTCCTTCTCCGAGTCGAGCACCACCTCGCCCAGGTCGCGCGCGGCGATGTTGAACAGCTGCGCCCATTGCGCGCAGTAGCGGATGTATTCCGCCGCGGCCGTCTCGTCGGCAGAGGTGAACCAAACGTCCATCGGCTTGACCGCGCGCGCGGCGGAGAGCACGTCCTCATAGGACTGCGCGTAGGTGGCGCCGATGCGGCGGCTCTTTTCCCAGAGCTTGAAACGCGAGGTGTCCTTGATCCACGCGACCTGGTAGGGAAGAAAATAACTGGAGAGGGATTCGGCCATTACGCGATCCGCAGCACCTTCGCCTCGATCTCGGCGATGGCCGCCTCCGACAGGCCGGAGCGCTCGCCGGTCTCGCGGATTTCTGCCGCCGCCGTGCGCACGCGCTCGCGCATCTCCTGCTTCCACTTCTTGCTCGCCACTGACGCCCGCGCCAGGCGCGACACCATGATCCCGATCTTGTCCAGCGGCGCATCCTGTTCCGACGCCAGCAGCACCTCGATAGTCTTGGTCTGCACCAGCCGGATCAGCGCCTCGTTCATGGCGCCTTCGTCGTCCTCTGCCGCCTCGGAGATCGCCTTGGCCTGCTCCGTGGCGACGCGCAGCGCCTCCAGACGATCCTCGAATCCCTGCCCGTGGCGATGGATGGCGGAGCGCGACACGCGCAGCTCCAGGCCGCGCGCGTCCAGCTCCTGCTCCAGCCAGGCGTGCAGGCCGTCGTAGTTCGAGAAGCCGGACGCGACCAGGCGCCGGTTCAGTTCCGCGCGCAGTTCCTCCGGCAGCTCCAACAATGACGAACGCCTTGGCATGATCTACACCGACACCGGGCGGGCGATGCCCGGATCGACCATCGCCGGGTTCTCCAGGTAGTCCACGCCGGCGGGCAGCAGACGCGCGTCCCAGTACTCCGGGGCACGGTTCAGCTCCACATACTGCTTGTCGGCCAGATACTGCAACGCGCGGCGGATACCCACCTGCGTCACCTGCAAGTCCGCATCCACCAGGATCTGCGCGATCAGCCCTTCGCCCACCGGCATCGGGCGGCCCACGTCCAGTATCCGCAGGATTCGATAGCGCGTCATCCGCGCGCGAGCCGCTTCGAGGTTTTGCACATCCATCTCATTTGCCTCCGTTTGCGAGCGCCTGTTCCAGTCGCTCAGAGAGTCGTCCCATCGCCGTATTCAGGGCCACGAGGCGTTCGCCGTCGCGATCCTGCTTGGCCTCGATCACCGCCGAGAACCTGATCCAGTCCTCGCGGCGCACGTACTGCAACGGCAGCTCAGCGCGCAGCGCGAGGAGGTCTTTTTCCAACTTTGCAACCGTCTGCGTCTCGGCGTTAAGGGCCAATTTCAGCCCGCCGAACAGCGCGTCCCAATGCTTCTGCGCCTCGGCCCGCGCCGCCTCCTGCGCCTCGAAGCGCTGATCGAGGCTGCGCTGCATCTGGGCCAGCAGCAGCTTCCCCGCGCCGAAAACGAAACCCAGAAACGACAACAGCAGCCCCACCAGGAACAGCAGCAACTGCCAAAATTCCACCTGCACCTGCATCACTCCGCCCCCTTCAAATGCGCCGGCTCCGGCGCATTTGCGCCCTCATGAGTGGACCAGCACAGCGCCTCCAGCTCCTCCGCGTACTGCCGCCGCAGCGTCTCGCGCCACACCAGGCGCGCATGCGCCTCCGGCGTCATGCAGTCCAGTTCCTCGGCGCTCACCGTGGGCAGCTCCGGCCGCGCCGGGCAGTCCAGCGGCAAGCTCACGTAGCGCACCTCCGGCGCCGCGCAGCCGGCCAGCAGGGCCGCCAGCAGCAGGGTCAAAACGGCCAACGTTGGCCGTTTTTGCCACCGGCGCGCCCCGTCCAAATGCGTCGCTAGCGACGCATTTGGTGGCCCCCAAAACGGCCGTTAACGGCCGTTTTGCCGGCGACTCGCCCCAGCCAAATGCGCCAACGTTGGCGCATTTGCCCCCCGGCGCCGTGGCCCCCAAATGCGCCAACGTTGGCGCATTTGCCCGTGACCGGCTCACCATTTCCCCTCCAGCTGATCCCGCCGCCCCTCGCTCAAACCGGCCTCGATCTCGGCCCGCTCCTCGGCGTGCTGCCGCTGCGTCTCGCGGCGGGCGTCGTCGGCCCGCTGCCGCGCCGCCTGGCCGGCCTCGGCCACCTGCGCCCGCAGCCGGTCGCGCTCCGCCTCGGCCTGGCGCCGCTTCGCATCCGAGCGGACCAAACGGCCAGCGCAGCCAGGAACAGACCCAACACCGCCAGCGCCCTACTCCAGAGGCTGCGCACCGGCGCCCCGAACGTGATCGGCTGCGAGGTCACGGCGCGCAGACGCCGTTGATGATGGGCAGGCGCGA